GGCCTGCCCGGCCCGACGCCGGCACTGCGCAAATTGCTGATGGCCAGCCGCCCGGCACAGCCGTCCCGTAAGGAAGCGGTCGCCGCGGGCGTAGAGGTGCTGCGGGCGATTTCCTATCCCGACAAGGCACGCGCGGCCGATGCCTATGAGTCGATGGCCGGCCGTGCGTTCGACCGCAGCTACGATCCGATCGGCGCAAGACGCCAGCTTCTCGCCATCCTCGCCGATCGCGACCGCGCGGCCCGCATCGCCGCGATCGCCGTGCCGACCCTGGTGATCCACGGCGCCGCCGACCCGCTCGTCCCGCTCGCCAATGGCCAGGACACCGCGCGCCGGATTCCCGGCGCGCGGCTCGAGGTAATCGATGCGATGGCGCATGACCTGCCACCGTCGCAGGTCGAGACGATGGTCGATTTGATCGCCCGCCACGCCGGCAGCGTCGGGGCGATCAGCCAGGCGGCCTAGACCGATCGCGATGGTCATCGACAAGCCTGAATTCTGATGGAAGAAGTGGGGGAACGGGCGGGACGGTCCGTTCCCCCGGGGTGCTGTCAGCGCGTTGCGCGCGCTCGCGTGGCGGTATCCGCCGGCACCCAGGCCGCGCCGCGTGGCGCAGCTGTCGAGAAGCGCACACCGGCAGGATGCAGCACGCCATCGACATAGACGTCGTGCGGCGCGGTCCAGCTTCGCGCTGCGTGCGCTCCGTCCCCCTCAGCCATTGGTCTGCAGGCCCGCGGCAATGCCGGCGGTGATCTTGCCGGTGGTCGGCGTGGTGCCGACCAGCGTGTATTTCAGCCGAATATAGCGTTCGGCCGTGCCGATCGGCAGGGCGTCGGGCAGCAGATGCCGCGCCCCCGCCTGCAGATCGGCCAGGGCATAGGTCGGCGAACTGAACACCGTGGTCGGCGTCGAGAAGCCGCTATTGTCGTCGGTCTCGACCGTCACCGTGACCGAGGTCAGATTGTTGAAATTCTCGACGATGCGGATCGCGATCGGGGCGGTCGCGCCCCTGCCGACGTCACGGGCGATGGCCGTCGCGGCGCCGAACACCGTCCCGGTCTGGCCGAGATCGATGATGTTGGTCGAGGCCGCGGTAGCGGTCACGGCCTGCGCGGCCGAGAACAGGGTGGTTGCATCCAGGATCATGATGATATCTCCGATTTCTTAGCTGACGACCGCTTCGGCGTTGATGAGCGCATCGGTCTCGCGGATCGGGATGCCGCGATAGGACATCACCTCCTTGCCCTCGAGCTCCATCGGCGTCAGGCGCACGAAGCTGTCGACCGCGCCCTTGTTGGTGGCGAGCGCATCGAGCGCCTCGAGCATGTCGCGGTTCATGTAGATGACCGTGCGGCCGACCGCCGGCACATCCTGCATCTTCGGCGCGCGGCGGGCCTGCAGCTTGTAATAGGCCTTGCGCAGGAACTTGTAGAGATCGACCGTCCCCGCGGCGACGTCGCTGACATCAATGTTCGCGATCCGCGCGTTGAAGCGCCAGTCGCGCACCGCAACGCCGACATGCTGCCGGAACAGCTCCTCCTTGACGTAATAGACCGCGCCATTGCCATCGAACGTGCGCTGCTCGCCCTTGTCCTCGCGTGTCACGCCGGCCTTGGTGCCCTTGGGGTGAAGCAGCGTGGTGTAGGCATCGCCATGCGTGACGAACCAGATCGAGGTGTTGTCCGATCCCGCGCCGCCGGCATTGACGATCTGGTTGCCGGCACCGCCGCCGCCGATCTTGCCATAGCGCGCCGCCAGGCCCTTGAAGCGCTCGGGCGTGGTCGCGGTGTCGTGGTAGAAGAATCCCTTCTGCACCTCCTGCGCCATCGCTTCGAGATAACCGCGCGCCTCGTTCAGCCGCACCGCCGCCGGGTTGGGCGAGATGTCGAGCAGGCGCGTGTCGACCGTCGACAGGCCTTCGACGAAGCCGGTGGTGTCGTCGACCTGCTGGGTGGTCGACTTGGACTGCGGAATGCCCTGGTAGAGCATGCCCCAGGTGACGGTCGGCAGGCCGGTGCGGATCATGTGGCGGTGAAACGTGCCCATGTTGCATTCCGCGGTGACCGCGTCTTCCATCAGCGGATTGAGCTGCCGCAGCACCTCGACCACTTCGCCGAGCTGGGCTTCCTGCCCGCCGGCCGATTTGTACATGTCGATGAGATTCAGGAATGTATTGCCGATCGTGGCCATGGCTTACTGCCCTTCCTTGGGGTGATCATGGGGATAGAGCGTCTCCGCTCGGTCGCGCCGGGTGCGCGGGATGCCGCCGCCGAGAACGAAATCATTGTCCTCGGAAACGGCCTTGCCGACCTTGACGAAGGCACGGATCATGTCGGGATGGTTGCCCAGCCCGCTCTCGTCGAGCAGGTTGCGGAACGCCGATCCCTTGGTGAAACCGAGCCGGTCGAGCGCCGAGGCGGCGGTGGCGATGGTGTCGCCCCATTTCGCTCCGCCAATCTCCGGGTCGGCGCGCGCGGCATCGAGCCACGCCTTGCGCTCGGCCTGGACATGGCTGAGCAACTGTCGATTGGCCTGGTCCTGTACGCGCTGCGCGAACTGCGCCGCGACCGGCATCAGCTTGTTGGCCGCAGCGTTCGACAGGCCGAGCTCGCGGAACACCGGCGTCGCCTCCGCGATCGCCCCGGCATCGAGCGCCAATCCCTCGGGCGAGGTCAGCGCATAGGCCTCCGGCACGCCGTCATCGTCGAACGCCCCACCGGGCTCCCCGCCCTCCTCACCCAGCGCGGTGGGCGAGAGCGCATCGAAATCGTCATGGAACCCGGCGTCGCTGGCGGGCGCCCCGCCGGCATCAGCCGGTGGCTCCATCATCGTCGCCGAGTTCGGCATAGGCATCAAATCGTCGGTCACTTGCTTTCTCCTTGATCGCCGTTTGCGCCGCTTCGCCGAGCAGTTGAATCAGGCTGAACACCGGCACGCCGCCCGGCACCTGCGCTGGCTGGACGCTTTCGAAAGCGCCCAGGATTTCGAGCGCCAGACTGCGTCGTCCGGCGAGGAACAGGTGCCGCCCATCGGCCTGGTTGGCGGCAGGATCGAACACCCCGCCGGCGCGGATCACCGCGAACAGCAGGCGCCGGAGGGCCGGGTTTTCGATCAGGATGGTGGCGTCGGCACGGTCGATCATCGTACCGGGATAGCGGGTTGGTCAGTTCGTTGAATCAGGCTGTAAGGCTTTGTTCCCCGGCGAAGGCCGGGGCCCAGTTGCGAAGTTCTCTGAAATGGCCGTCGCGCTCGCTGACCGACGCTCTCCCAACTGGACCCCGGCCTCCGCCGGGGAACTGACCTTCATCGACGGATATATCGGCTAACCGCCAGATCACGCCCCTGGCGCCCCGCCACCCATCATCCCGGCCTTCTGCGCCGCCTCGCTCAACAGGCGCGCGGCATCGGCGCCGCGTTGCATCGGCTGCGCCATCGAGGCCATTTTCTCCATCTGCTGTTCCTGGTTGCGCTTGTCGCGCAGCACCTGCGCATCCCTGACCGAGCGGATGATCTTCGGTGGCGCCCCGGCGCGGTCGGCATAATCGTCGATCACCGCATCGATATCGAGCCGGTCGCTCGCCTCGGGGAATTGCGCCGCGAGGCTGCCGACGAACGACACCGTGCGTTCGATCTGCCCGAGCCCGACCATGCGCTGCATCTGCGCCAGGATCGACACGAAATCGACCTTCACCGGCTCCCCCTGCAAGTGCTTCGGCGCCGGCGGCAGCATCTGCTTGCGCGCCATGATGCCATAGGTGCGGTCGATCGCGACCTGCAGCTTCTCGGCATTGACCCGCTCGATCACCGGGCCGAGCTGGGTCAGCTTCTCCTCGTTGCGGCTGGCGATCTCTTCGATATTGCGCGGCTGGATGCCCTGCATGTTGGTGATCGCCATGAACAGATCGGCATAGGTCAGCCGGTCGACCGCCTCGGAACAGCGTTGCACATCATCCATGATCGCGCCGATCGCCGCCGGGTTGATCTGGTACGGCACCACGACATGCTGCGCGTCGACCTGGCTTGCGGTCACGACATTGCCCGCCTCGCCGGTCAGCTTGACGCTGGCCGGCACGATCTTCTCGGGCTTGACCAGGAATGCCGTCGCCTGGGTCTTGCGCCTGGTCTGCAACTGCAGCTCGCGCATGTCGGGCAGCGCGTCGAACCCCGGCCCGGTGCCATAGGTATCACCGCCGACGGTATCCCAGCGCGGCGCCCAGAAGGGTTGTTCGTCATACCCCTCGGCGCGCAACACGCGTGTCGCGTCGCCGTCATTTTCGTCCCAATAAACCGAGCGCCACGCCTTGCCACGCGCGTTCAGCGCACCCGGCACCGTCGCGTCATTGGGCTCGATCGCGTGCAGCACCGGCACCTGGTCGTCATAGCGCCCACCATCATAAGCGGTGCGCACGAAGTTCGAGACATGCTCCAGCCCGAACGAGCTCACCGCCTGCATCACCGACATCGGCGTGCGACGATAGAGCGTGTCGGCCACCGCCGCGTTGGACAACGCGATCCAATATTCGCCGGCGGTCAGCGCGTGACACACCGCACCGGCGCGTGGATGGTCGACCATCACGCACGCCTCGGTGCCGAACATGCCCATCTCGGCATAACCGGACTTCACCGCGCCGTAGAAATTGGTCCCGGCAAGGAAGCCGTACATCCGCCGCTCGACCTCGGCGAGCCACATCTTCACCTCGCTGTCGTCGGCGAGATCGGTGTCATAGGGCGCCAAGCGGAACCAAGGCCGCGACGGCGACGACAGGCCAGAGGTCATGCCGCCGGTCAACGTGCGGAAACTCAGGATGCCGTGGCTGTTGTAGATCGCCTTGTTGATACGACGGAAATTGCGATTCTGTTCGCTGTTGAGGAAGCGCGAGCGCGACGGCTGGGCATATTGCGCGATCTCGCGCCACTCCGCCTCATAGGGCTGGCGCAGCGTCTTGAGCGCCGACAGCCGCCGGTCACATCGCTCCTTGAGCGTGGCCTGGGTCATGGGATCAGCCTCCCAATGTCGTGGTGGTGGGCGCGCTGCCGAGGCCGAGCGCGCCGGTATAGGCAGTCGCCATCAGCGCTCGGCGTCGGCGGATGTCGTCATCGACACGCGGCGCGGTCGCGCCGCCATCGGGAAGTTTCAGGGACTGCCG